AGCATGAGATTTAAGGAAGGCGAAAACGTACACGTAATTGTAGGCAATGAATTGTTAAGTGGTTGGTACAACGGTAAAGAGTTTGGAACAGGCAACTCTTTAGTGAAAGTTTCTAAGGACAAGATAATAGCTACTAAAGATTGTTTTATTGCAAAAGAAAAGGAACCAGAACTGGTAGTAGTTCCGCGATTTGCCGATGACTGGATAAATCACTGTGAACAAAGAGAATACGATTTAGCTTGTTTGTTAGATTATGGCAATGCAGGTATGCCTGATGAAATGTACGGATGGTTAATTTCATCAGCTGATAATCAAGAACTACTCGCCCGCGCGTGGCTGGACGGCTACGAAGTCGAGAAAGAACCGCTTTATTGGGTACAACTTATTGACCACGCAACTGGTTATCTAAATGTTCATTATGATAATCAGAAACTTGTAGGTAGTAATGATGAAGCAAGTGAGTATAAAACACAATTCACAGAATCAGAGATTAAAGCAATGAATAAAGGTGAAGCATACTGGTTACTTAAGGAACCTGTTGAGGAAGTGGAGGGTGAAGCATGATGACAGTAGCCGAGTTAATAGAGAAACTAAAAGAGCTTCCAGCTAATGCAGAGATTTTGCTAACCATCGGATGGAATCACTCGGAAATAGAAGAAGTAGGCTGTATCGAAAATGAACGTAACGTTTATATAAGCGGCTGGTGAAGCGGAGGGTGAAGCATGAGAGAGATTGAGATTTACGGCAATATACACGAAAATCCGGATTTGTTGGAGGTGGCGGAATGAAACGAGTAAATGAACGACAAAAAGAAGAAATGAAAAAATTGGCAGATTTAATTATCGAAAACCCTGATTTACCAGTTGTTACGATGACGGATAACTTTGATGATAAGGGGACTAGCGTTTGGACAGCAGGCTGTTGCTGCGAAGTAAGTATTGATTACATTTATAGTCCTAAACAACGTGATTTACTTTCAGGTCCTAGAGATGATAGACCATATGTTAAAAGTTTTGATTATTATGAAGCAATAGAAGAAATGAGTGAAAGAATACATCCTCATGACGACACGAGTAGACCAGAGGAAATTTGGAATAGTCTTGATTGGATAAAAGTCATTTTAGTGTATTCGGGTCAATTAGAAAAAGTAGATGATGTCTATAAAGAACGTTGGGTGGCGGAATGAACGAGGAATGGTTTGAATTTGTGGGATACAGTGAGTCTCAAACGAAATACGTAAACATAGACGACCAATTAAACGAGCTTTCCAAAACACACGAGATTATCGAAGTCCATTTCAGTACGTATTCCTCTTCTGATTGGAACTATCTATCTGGAGGAACTGCTACCGCACTTGTGAAAGCAAGAAAGAGAGAGGTGGCGAAATAATGTGTGAGTATTGCAAGGATGACTCTATGATGAATAACGAGTCTTTGCTGAGTTTTGATGAAGAATATAAAGAAACAGGTGTCGTTAGACTAGACAGCGATGGCAACTTAGGAGTTTTCAGCTACTACGGTTTAACAGCTAGGAATATCAATTACTGTCCAGTTTGTGGAAGGAGTTTGGAGGATGAAGAAAAATGAGTTTTAATAAACGTATCGTATACATGAATAAATACAATCAACGTGTCATGGTCAGAAGTGTAGGTATCGGCGACGAGCACGTCGAAATTACAGAAACAACTAACTCTGCCCTTGCCAAATATTTCACTAACAAGAATCATGCTTTGCGTATGTGCGGTTTAATAGACATAACTTTGGGTGTTAATACTAGGTTAGAAGACCGCAAACAGGTGTATATCATAACAAAGGTCAAGAGGGATTGTGACGAATATCTACGAGCTGTCGTGCCGCTTGTTGGTAATTTATCACCTGTAGCAAGTTGGACTAAAGATATAACCGACGCCATAAATTTCACTGATTTCGATAGTATTGCTGTGATGTGTAATTTCGTTGACTCACTTCGCGAAAACGACTATCAACCGAGATGCGGTCATCAGATGTTTTATAAATAGGAGGAACACGAATATGCAATTGGAGGTGAAAAATGACAGAACAAATAATCATCAACGAAGCTAACAGTTTACTTCACAGAAAAAGCAAAGAATTATGTAAATCAATCATCAAAACGCCTAAAGATCTCGAACGTTTCGCGATTGGGTTGGATAAATTATCGCAAGATATGTGGGATTATAAAAATGAAGTGGAGGGATTAAAATGAGTATTCAACCGGGCGATAAAGTAGAAGTGCAGGATAGGGCAGGGGTAGCTGAATTATGTGTAGACGGAGAGCAGTTTCATGTTCTGATTAACAACAATGGTCTGCTTACTGTTGAAGATGAAGACGGATTTTCATCCTTTAACATACCAGCAACTCAAGTCAAGAAAATGAAAGAAAATAGGAATAGTCAATTAGTAAATGAGCTATATGAACAATCAGACTCAGTAAGTTTTAGTATATATAATGCAGATACAGATAAAGCTAAGATGTTTGTATCTAATGTAAATAAGCCACAATTTGACGAAAGAAACAATGTGAAGTGGTATTCTGCATCAAAAGGCAAAATAACAGCAACAGCATTTTTGAAAGGAGATGATTAATATGACAACACTTTATTCCATTCAAGAAAAGTATCAACAGTTATTAAATTTAGCTGAGCAATTAGATCCGGAGGCATTAAAAGATACCCTTGAAAGCATTGAAGATGAATTAGAAACAAAAGCAGAAAATGTTGCGTTTGTTATTAAAGAATTAGAAGGGCAATCACTTATTTTAGATGTAGAAATTAAACGTTTATCAGAACGAGAAAACACGATTAACAATAATGTGAAGCGACTGAAACAATCACTACATGATGCTATGCTAGTTGCTAATAAGCAAAAAATAAAAACGAATCTATTTACATTAGATATTCGGAAAAACCCTCACAGTGTACTTGTAGAAGATGAGAGGAAGTTAATTAATTATTTAGTTGAACAACCTAAGAAGCTGGATAAGGCTAAGTTAAAAGATGATTTGAAAAAAGGCATTGATGTACCAGGAGCCGTTTTGGTTCAAACGGAAAGACTACAAATAAAATAAGGAGGGATTTCATTGGAATTTATTAAATCAGAAGAAATGAAACGGTCAGATTTTTTTAACATCATGATCTATGCAAAACCGGGAGCAGGGAAAACAACGACGATTAAGTATTTAGAAGGAAAAACATTAATGTTGGATTGTGATGGTACGTCGAAAGTATTAAGTGGATTACCTAATATCATGATTGCGACATTAGATCCTCGAAATCCCGTACAAGATATGGCTGATTTTTATGGATATGCGAAGGCACATGCAGAGGAATATGACAATGTAGTAATTGATAATTTAAGCCATTATCAAAAATTGTGGCTGATGTTTAATGGCCGAAACACAAAATCGGGTCAACCAGAGTTGCAACATTATGGGAAATTCGATACGCATTTAATCGATATGATTTCTATCTTTAATAGTTTGCCGGATACAAACGTTGTCTACACAGCATGGGAAACAACACGCCAAATTCAAATGGAGAGCGGTCAACTATATAACCAGTTTTTACCCGATATTCGAGATAAAGTGGTTAATCATATTATGGGGATCGTGCCAGTAGTAGCTAGATTGATTCGTAATCCGGAAACAGGACAACGAGGGTTTTTACTATCTGAAAACAACGGTAACTTTGCCAAAAATCAGTTAGACAATCGAGAATTCGCGCTGCAAGAAGACCTATTCAAAATCGGTGATGTTGATGCTGAAGCTTAGAGATTATCAAATCGATACAATCAACGAAGTAAGGGAGGCTTTTATTAGAGGGTGTAAACGTCCGTTAGTTGTTTCGCCCTGTGGTTAGGTTCAGGCAAATCGGTTATTTTAGCAGAGATTATTAGGCGAACCACAGAAAATAAAAATCATGTTTTATTCCTGGTACACAGGAAAGAATTGATTGATCAGATTCAAAATACACTCGAAGTGAGTGGGGTTGATATGAAACACGTCACTTTAGGAATGGTTCAGACCATTGTTAGACGGTTAGATCACACACCTCAACCAGAATTAATAGTCATTGATGAAAGCCATCACATCTTAGCGAACAGCTACAAAAAAATCATTGAATACTTTCATGAGGCACGAGTTATCGGATTTACGGCAACACCTGTCCGAATTAATGGCGGAGGATTAGGCGATATAAATGATACGTTGATCGAGAAAGTCGATGCCAAATGGTTGATTGAAAATAGCTTCTTATCACCTTATAAGTATTTTGCACCGGAAGTTATTCAAACAAGTAACTTAGACATCAAACGAACCGGGGAATATGACATCACACAATTAGACGATCAGTTCAATCAACGAAAAGTATGGGGAGACGTGATCAAGCATTATCAAAAATTAGCCGACGGACAGCAAGCTATTCTTTACGCTTCTTCTCTCTATCAAAGCCAAAAAATGGCAGCTAGTTTTGAACAAGTGGGTATCACTGCAGCACATATTGATGGCAAAACACCAAAGGCGGAACGCGATCACATTATCCAACAGTTTCGAAATGGCGAGATTAAAGTGCTATGTAACTTAGATTTGATTGGCGAAGGATTCGATGTGCCAGACTGTTCTACTGTGATTATGTTACGCCCGACACAGTCTTTGTCTCTCTACATTCAGCAATCTATGCGGGGCATGCGTTACCGTCCAGAAAAAACGTCCATCATCATTGATCATGTAGGCAATGTAAGTCGGTTCGGACTACCGGATATGGAACGCACATGGACGTTAGAACCGAAAAAAGGAAGTAATAGCAAGAAAGCAGAAGCGCCAGTGAAAATATGTCCCGATTGCTTTATGACAGTCTTATCCAGCAATAAGCAATGTGAGCATTGCGGGCATGAGTTTAAAGTGGAAGCAAAGCCAATACAGATAGACGATGCAGTGGAGCTACAAGAAGTAACAGAAGCAGTTTTTAAAGTAAATTATAGTAGTCCAAGCGAATGTACGAACATGAAAGAATTATATGAATATGCAAAAGAACACAATTATAAAAGAGGATGGGCATTCCATCAAGGAAAAGCAAGAGGATTTATCAAATAAAAACGAAAGAAGGAATTTAAAAATGTTTAAAGTAGATCATAATGATGTTTTCACAAATGGAGTAGAAAATGGTACGTATGAGGTGGTTTTATACAACGCAAATGAAGATGCGACAAAAAACGGAGCGGAGTTCATTAATATTGATTTAATTATCCGTAATGATGTAAATCAAAAATTCCAGAATGCGCATATTTTTCACCGAGTATGGAAAGCAAAAGCAACAAATGAATATAGTCGAACGGCATTAAATACAATCGCTAAAGCAATCCAATTACCTAACGGCAAAGATTATAATACATTGGATGAATTATTAAAAGACCTGTTAACTAAGACGTGCCAAGTTACTGTGAAAAATGAAGAGTCTGAGCATAATGGTCAAATTTATAAAAATTTAAATGTGAAAGCATGGGCTGAAAGTAAAATTACCGGACCATTACAACATGTATTTAAAAAGAAAGAA